CCGCAATAAACAACATCATTGATGAGATCGTCGGTCTGTACTACTCCACCCTTTACAAACTCCGATTTCTTTCTTGAGGTGACGTCATGGCCGTCAAGTACGTAAAAGATTTTGCATTCGACTCTGGCTTCGGTTACACTGGCTCTGCTGGTAAAACACCGGTGCGCGGTTACAACCGCGGCGGTAAAGTGTTTGATAACAGCACCCGTAACCCAATTAGCAAGTTCCCAGAACTCGCCCCGGCGATGGTCGGTAAGGGGCCGGGTAAAATGGGTGGTAAGACGTCTGACGTTGCGCCGATGAGCACGGCCAAGGCCAACCCGCAGATTGCCAAGTACGCCAAGGGCGGTAAGGTCAAGAAGCCGCCGATGGCAAAGCCCATGAAGGCGAAGATGATGAAGAAGGCTGAGGGTGGCCCGGTCGCGGAGATCACCGCTGGTGACGGCATGTCGCCGCTGCAAGAGATGGCTTACGCAGCACCTAAAGAATTGATGGGCAGATATTCGGAAGAGTACGATAGACCGCAACTGCCACCACAGGCTGAGCTTGAGCAGACGCCGCCGGAGCTAACTCCGCTGAAACAATATGACATGCGCCCAAGTGGTGATCGTGTTGACTGGTTCAATCTGTGGACTCAAAAAAGCAAAATGAGTCCGGAACGATACGACGAGTACGTTAAGAATATGGCTCCGTTGAGCGGCATGAGCGAAGGCGACTATCGCAATTACTTGTCTGAACGATCTGCCGCGAATGCGGCGGAAATTGCGAATCGCAAAGTCAATGTTGGTCCTAAGCCCCCGGCGTATGGTCTTCTTAAAACTCCTCCCACTGTCCCGCTCGCCGGTGATGAGCCGCGAGTACCGCTTGCCGGTGATGACGGTATGGTGCCCGGTCGTGTTCGCGCTCCAGAGATTGATTACGAAAATATGCGCTTCAGTCACATGCCCTTACCATCCTCGCCGGGGCTGGGCGTAATGGAGCCAATCGGCGCTGGAACGGATGTGATACCCGGTAAGTCACTTCAAGATTATGCGTCCGAGTATCGACTTGCCGATCAGCGCAATGCTGAGGCACAGCAAGAATTAGCAAGAAAAATGGGTTTGGACCCTAATGCTAGCACTTATTTTAAACCTCCGGGCCGTTCAGTTAGCGCGCCCGGCCCACTCGCTCGTGCTGCGACCCGTCGTGACAACATGATGGCGGCTCGTGATATCATGGATCGCTACATTGCTGGTGACCGCAACGCAATGCCGCGTCGCTCAATGGTTCCGGGTATGCGTGGTATCGCCGAAAGCAAAGCTCGTCGTGCGATGCCGGTAGCCCCGCGTGAGCCGATGATTCAACTTCCCCGCGCACCGCAAGGCGGCGTTATGACTTACGCCAAGGGCGGTAAAGTCAACAAGGGTGAGCAGAAAATCGGCAAGGTGATGGGCGAGTACAAGCGCGGCGAGTTACACTCGGGCAGCAAGAAAGGCCCGGTCGTAACGAACCCGAAGCAGGCTAAGGCTATCGCACTCTCCGAGGCTCGCGCCGCAGGCGCTAAGATCCCGAAGAAGGCGATGGGCGGTAAGGCTTGCGGCTGAGCACGTAACAACCTATAATTGACGCCGGGTCTGCTGTAACAGCGGCCATACTGTCACCCGAGGTAAGTATGGCCGTCTCCGGCACAATTAGCACAACGACTTTTAACACGCAGCGGGTCATTGACACCGCTATTCGTCGTTGTCGGATGCCGGTTCAGGCTATCACGGCTGAAATTCAGAACTATGCGCGTGACGCGCTGTATCTGATACTTTCAGACCTCGCCAACTACAAGACTCCGTCTTGGTGTATTGAGAAGCAGCTTTACGCTTTCTACGAGAATCAACCCGTCATCACTCTTGATGTCGGCACCGTAGAAGTGTTGAATGCTAACTACCGTAAGACGCAGCCCCTCACCGGCGCTACGACGACCACCGCGACGCAGTATAAAGTTCAGTTTGACAGCTCGACGCAGGTTTTCACGATCGGCGTCAAATGGTCGGCAGCGGTTACGGCAATCGTTCTTACATTTCAAGTATCTGACGATAACATTACGTGGACTACGGTCGGTACCGCGACCACTACTGCTAGCGCAGGAACAAAGAGCTGGTATGACATCAGTCAACCGCTAGCGTACGGATGGTTCCGTATTAATGCGAGTGCTACTTTCAGTTATGATGAGGTGTACCTTGGAAACCTTCCGCAAGAAATTCCGCTCGGCCCTCTTAACCGTGACACATATGTGGCACAAAGTAACAAAATTTTTCCGGGGCAACCCGTAAATTACTGGTTTAAGCGTGATCGCATTGAACCTGAAATGTACCTGTGGCCTGCGCCGAACCCGGTCTCTCTGACCGCGCAGTTAGTCGTGTGGCGGCATCGTCATATTATGGACGTAGGTACGTTGACGGAAGAGATTGAAGTGCCGCAACGCTGGCTTGAGGCGATTACTGCCCGGTTAGCGGCTAAGCTCGCGCTTGAAACTCCGGCGGCTTCTGCGGACATGATTCCGCTGCTCGCACAAATGGCCGAGGTGGCGCAGCGCGCCGCATGGGACGGCGATAACGATGGTTCGCCGACGTTTATTCAACCCTATATTTCGCCCTATACTAAGTAATGCCAGTATTCCTTGACACACGAGGACGTAGCACGCTTGGCATCGGCATATGTGCGCGGTGTTCGCGTAAGTTTTCTATTGAGGACTTGAGTCCCGATCCTAACTACCCTAACCTAATGGTCTGCAAGGTTGACTCGGATCAATACGATCCGTACCGCTTGGCTGCTCGGCAGGAAGATAAAATCACACTGCCGTTCGTTAGACCGGACACTCCAGTCAATACCGACCCCGCAGGTTTCATTACTCAGAACGGTGATACCTTCATCGTTACGGGTGATGATAAATACATCGTTTTGGGTGATTAATGTCTACAGTACCCTCAAATCTGATACCCGTACGTATCACCCAGTTACCTATTGACCCGTCGCCTTCGGTATCGGGTATTCTGGCGTATGTACGTGACGGGGTTACGTATCAAGTTACCGCGGCTGACATTGTTAGCGTTACGGGTGTTCCGACAACCCGTCAAGTTATTGCTGGCACCGGGCTCATGGGCGGTGGGCAGCTGCTTAACAACGTCACGATATCTGTAGCTCCGGGCGGTATCGGCACGACCGAACTAGCTAATACGGGTGTAACTCCTGGAACGTACGGAAGCGCCTCCGCTATACCTGTACTTACAGTTGATTCGACGGGTCGCGTAACCGCTGCGACAACCTCTCCGTTCAGTGTCTCGGGCTTCGTCCCGGATAGTCGGCAGGTGATTGCAGGTACCGGCCTTAATGGTGGCGGCCCGCTGTCCTCAAACGTCACGCTCAATGCGAATCTGTCGAATGCCACGCCGCAGTCAGTCGATACGACCGGTACTGCTGGTATCAGCACTGACATGTCGCGGGCTGACCATAAGCACCCGGCGATTGACCTGTCGGACGATGATCAGGTCGACAATATATTAGGACTCAGCAGCGGTGGTACCGCAAGAAGCATTACACCGGACGCTGGTGCGGTCGTTTGGTCAGGTGCCGACGGTCTTTACTTAACAGGAATCGGCACACCGGGTCAAGTTTTAGCGTCTAACGGTACGGGAGCTCCGTCATGGCTCACGATCACCGGCGCTGGTACCGTCACGAGTGTTGACGGCTCCGGTGGTACGACGGGTCTTACGTTAACCGGCGGCCCTATCACGGGAGCAGGTACGCTGACGATCGGCGGTACACTCGCGATTACGAACGGTGGTACCGGGCTCAGTGGTGCGCCAACTAACGGGCAACTGCTAGTTGGTAACGGAACCGGCTATACGCTAACCGCTATTACCGCGGGTAGCGGAGTTTCTGTTGCTAACGGCACCGGATCGATCACGATTGCGAATACGGCTCCCGACCAGACGGTAACACTGTCTGACGGCACCGCGATTAGCGTAACCGGAACGTATCCGAGTTTTACCATTACAAACACGCTGCCCGATCAAACAGTCGTGCTCACGCAGTCTGGTGGGGTGACGATCACCGGCACGTATCCGAGCTTCACGATCTCTTCTACGAGCAGTGGTGGTACGGTAACGAGCGTCGACGCCTCGTCGACTTTGAGCGGTATTACTTTTTCCGGCGGCCCGATCACGGACTCCGGTGTCATCACGATTGCGGGTACGCTCGGTATCTCGAGTGGTGGTACGGGGCTTGGCGCAACGCCGACTAATGGTCAACTGCTCATCGGCGATGGCGCAGGATTCGTACTTTCTACGTTGACCCAAGGCTCGGGTGTCACTATCACCAGCGCCACGGGCAGCATCACTATCGCAGCGACCGGTACTGGCGGCACGGTCACGAGTGTTGATTCTTCTAGCACAGTAAGCGGATTTACGCTAACCGGCGGTCCGATTACAAATTCAGGTATAATTACGCTGGCTGGAACTCTGGCCATCAGCAATGGTGGTACCGGGGCTTCAACACAAGCGGATGCTAGAACGGCGCTCGGGCTCGGGACGATGGCCACTCAAGACTCTAACAACGTCTCGATCACTGGCGGTTCGATTGGTAGTAGTGTGTTAGTCAATTTGACTAACGCTACAGGTAATATCAGCGGAGGCACTTACTAATGCCTGTTATCCTTCTCAAAAAGAGTGACACCCCGGCGGCAGTGCCAACCGGTTCTAACCTGACGAATCTTGCCGGTGGCGTCGAGGTCGCGGTTAACACCGCCGACCGTCGTATGTTCACCATGACGTCGGCCAGTGCGGTTGTAGAGTTGGGAACCAACCCGTCGTCTATTACTATTACGAATGTTAACGGTGGTGCACCGGCCAACGGCGAACTGTTGATCGGTAACGGAACCGGGCTAACTCGTTCCACGATCACCGCTGGCACCGGTATCGCAATCACGAATTCTACCGGCAGTATCACGATCGCGACCAGCGGCGGCGGTCTCCCAACGGTAGAAGTCACTGCTTCTACCTCAATTACCGCCGCCGTTAACAAACATTATGTTTTGACTGCTGCAACCGCAGCGACGGTGACTCTTCCGGCTTCGCCGACGATTAGCGATACGATCTACGTAACGGTAGCAAACGGACTAACGACGAATGTCGTAGCGCGTAATGGTAAAAACATTCAGGGTTTGGCTGAGGATCTGACGCTCAATGCGACTTATGCCTCGGTACAGCTTCGATACTCAGACGCAACTGAAGGATGGATCTTCGCATGAGCACTTTTTCTCAGTTTGTTAACCCAACCAATGTTAACGCTACGTCTACTTCCGTTTTCACAAGCTCTGGCACGTGGGTAGCTCCTTCTAGCGGCTGGGCCAACATGCTTGTAATCGGTGGCGGTGGCGCGGGTGGTGTAGTAACCGGGGCATCAGGTCGCTCTAATAGAGCGGCTGGTGGTGGTGCGGGTGGTCTTGCTTTTAAAAGAATTTATGTATCTTCAGGGCTTTCGCTAACAGTTACGGTAGGTGCTGGTGGGACTGTAGCTACGCAAACTGTTGCGACTGCCGTAATCGGTGGAAACGGTGGAAGTTCTTCCATCTCAGGCACTGGGTTCACTACTATTTCTGCTAATGGGGGTAGTGGTGGTGGCGCTAGTAATTCTATAGCACCCTCTACTACTGTTAGCGGTGGAGCCGGAGGGACCGCCAGCGGCGGGGATCTTAACTACACTGGTGGAGCCGGTGGAAACATCACCAACCCCGGCGGAAGCGGCACAACTCGATATATGGCTACAGGCGGCGGCGCAGTCAATTTTTACGGTACTGCGTATAACGGCGGCAACATTACTGCATCGACTAACCTCACCGTAATTGCGACTGGAGGTGCGGGATGCGGGGGTAGTGGCGGTAACAGAACTTCAGCAGGAGGAGATGGCTTTGGCACTGGTGGAGGTTCTGCTCAACAAGTATCAAACGCTCCATCGGATTCTAATGTAACTCTTCCTGCCGGTGGTGGTGTTAGCAATGGTTATTATGTAAGCGGTGCCGTTTCAAGCGGTGTGGCAAATTTTCAAAATTATGTTGGCGTTTCTATGGACCTGTATCCGGGCGGTTACGGGTCCAGTCAACTTGCAGGACAAAGCGCCGGAGTGGGATATACCGGTGGTGGTGGTGGTGGGTGCGCCGCAGATAATTCAGGAGGACCGTTTACTGCTGGGCGATCTTATGCATACGGTGGCGGTGGTGGCAGAGCTACCAATTCTTCTTCAGGTGGAGTTGCAAGTACGACAGGTGGAAGTGCTGACTTTGGTGGCGGTAGTGGCGGTCTTGCCACAGCGTCCAGTGGAAATGACGTAGCTCCATCAACAGGCACTGGGCTTGTAATCATTTCTTTTCAGGCGGTTTAAAATGATTTACGAAATACTTGATGATAATGGTAACGTCGTAAACACGATCATTGCCGATGAAGCATTTGTACAGGCAACTTATCCGGGTCACTACCGATTGGTCGGTCCGGTGCCGGAGCCTTACGTGCCGCCTGTCATCACCAAAGTGGCGTTTATCTCTCGGTTCACGCCGGAGGAGTACGTTGGTATCGTTAGCGCAACCAAGACCGATGTTGAGGTTCAGGCTTGGTACGACTTGTTCCAAGCAGCAGCAACGGTGAAATTGGACGACCGACGTACTATCGCGGGTGTTAATTCATTCGTGACAAAAAATCTTCTGACCCAAGAACGTGCTGACCAAATTCTAACAGCTCCGGTAAAGCCTAACGAGAGACCGTTAGGTAATTCATTATGATGACTCTCGTCAGCACGTTTCTTTCATTTTTGGCAGGTGGGCTGCCTAAAATCCTGCAAATTTTTCAAGACCGGCAGGATAAAAAACATGAGTTAGCCCTCGTCGCTGCTCAAAAAGAACGCGAGCTAGCTCTGGCTGAACGAGGGTTCATCGCTCAGGCGCGAGTTGAAGAGATCAAATTAGAACAGGTTCAAGTGCAAAGTGCGGCTGAAGAGCGGGTTGCTCTTTACCAACACGACATGGAAATCGGCAAAGGTGCGTCACAGTGGATGATTAATCTGCGCGCTTCAGTACGTCCAGTTGTGACCTACATTTTTGTGTTAGAACTAGTTGCACTCAACATCGCAGGTGTATGGTACGCCTATACGACAGGTATCCCGTTTGCCGTTGCGATGGAGAATGTGTTCTCTGATGATGAAATGTTGATTTTAAGCAGCATAATTGCATTTTGGTTTGGGACTCAGGCTTTTGGCAAGAAGTGAAAGTCAGTCAGGCCGCAATTCAAATGATAAAGCACCACGAAGGAGTGAGGACTAAGCCTTACCGCTGCCCGGCTCTTTTGTGGACGGTCGGCGTAGGTCATGTGATTGACCCGAGCCATGCCGCGGTGAAGTATGAAGAGCGCAAGAATTTACCGATACCCGCAGGCTGGGCTCGCGTCCTCACGATGGACGAGGTGGATACTTTACTTGCTCAAGACCTTGGCCGGTTTGAGCGTGGTGTGGTTCGACTTTGCCCTGCTGCTGTTGGCCGTCAGGGAGTCTTTGATGCTCTCGTATCTTTTGCGTTTAACGTCGGGTTAGGAAATTTGCAGCGATCTTCGCTCCGTATGAAAACTAATCGCGGCGAGTTTGAAGAAGCAGCTGACGAGTTTCTAAAATGGACTAAAGCGGCGGGTCGCGTTCTGCCGGGATTAGTCAAACGTCGTAACGACGAGCGAGCGTTGTATTTAACTGGAGTTGCGTAATGCCCGCAGCAATGACTTACACAAGTCTGAAGTCAGACATCCGCAACTACCTTGAGCGCGGTAGCGTTACCGACCCGATCGTTTACGAGCAGATCCCTCGGCTAATTACGCTAGCCGAGCGTAGAATCGCACGTGAACTGAAGTTACAAGGGTTCCAGACCGTAGTAGTTACGAACCTTCAAGCAGGACTCGCGGTTTACCCCAAGCCGGATCGCTGGCGTGAAACTATCAGCGTGAACATCGGCACGGGCGTGACTAACAACACACGCACGCCGGTGTTCTCGCGTTCATACGAATATGTCCGTAACTACTGGCCTGATGAGTCGCAGACCGACACACCAGAGTTTTACGCCGATTATGACTATCGTCATTGGATCCTTGCGCCGACCCCGGACGCAGCATATCCGATGGAAGTGTTGTATTATGAACTCCCCCCGCTGCTAGATGACTCGACTGAGACTAACTGGCTGAGCGAGTTTGCTCCTAACGCGCTGCTTTATGCCTCGTTAGTCGAAGCCACTCCGTTCATCAAAGATGATCAGCGAGTTCAACTGTGGCAAATGTATTACGACCGGGCTATCTCTGCTCTGAACGGAGAAGATTTAGCTAAGATACTTGACCGGTCGGCGACCCGGAATGAGGTTTGATAAATGACGACGTACACCAATGTTTTTGGCGGGCAGAACATTTACCCAAGCCAACTGTCTTACCGGGCGATTACGCTTTCGGCAAACGTCACGTTAGACTGGCCGCTTGAGACCTCTGCCACAACTAACATCGTCGCCGATATTATGGACGTCACCGCGACGTCTGCCGGTTACACAATCCGTATGCCAAGCGCAGCGGAAGGTTCAAACGGTCAGTCGGCGCTGTTTAACAACGTCGGTGCGAACTCTTTCAACGTCGCTGATAACGGCGGTAATGTTATTTGCACCGTTGCTTCCGGGCAGACGTTTCAGGTTTATTTGACGAGTAACGCGACGGTCAACGGTGTTTGGCGATCATTTCAATTTGGTGCGTCGACTGCCGCTGCTAGCGCCGCTGCGCTGGCTGGGTACGGTATTAAAGCGATCGCAACTACGCTCAACCAGTCGTCACCGGTTACGCAAATCAGCACCACGTACACTGCGGGTGCGGCTGACCGAGCGAGCACGATTGTGTGGACGAGCGGCCTCGGTACGCTCGCTATCACCGCCGCTGCTACACTCGGTAACGACTGGTTCGTCATGGTGCGTAATGCGGGTACGGGTGATTTAACTGTTGACCCGAACAGCTCCGAGCTCATTAACGGCGCAACCACTTTAACACTTGCGCCGGGTGACTCGGCTATTATCGTTTCTAACGGTACGCAGTTTTACACCGTAGGTTACGGTCGTAGCTCCGCGTATGCGTTTACGCTGTTAACTATCAATGTGGCTGGAAGCGGTAACTACACGCTCGCTACTAACGAACTCAATTACACAGCTTACGTGTTTACCGGTGCTCTAACCGGTAATCGTGAAATCATTGTACCTTCTACGGTACAACAGTATTGGATTACAAACAACACGACAGGGTCGTTTACGCTCGGTGTTCGCACCGCGGGCCAAGCGAGCCCCGGTGTGTTGATTGCTCAAAACTCAAGAGCGATCTTTTACTGCGACGGTACGAATGTTGTTGACGCCGACACAAACACGATTTCTATACCGGTCACGATCGCGCAGGGCGGCACCGGTGCTACCACGGCGAGCGGTGCTCGCACGGCGCTCGGAGCGACGTCTGTCGGCGACGCAGTGTTCATCGCGGCGAACCCGGCAGCAGCTCAAATCGCGCTCGACCTTGACCCGATCAAGGGTGGAACCTACTGATGCCTTTGCAGCCGATGATCATTCGTTCCGAACCCGGTATCAAACGGGACGGAACGAAGTTCGAGGGTAACAACTACGTTGACGGCCAATGGGTTCGTTTTCAACGCGGATTGCCTCGCAAAATCGGCGGCTACCGATTGCTAACGCAGAATATTGGTGGGTTGGCTCGCGGCATTCATACGCACAATCATGATGCGCTAACTTATGTTCACATAGGTAACTCGTTCGGCATATCGCGATTTACGTTAAATAAAAGCGCTCAAGCCTCACCGATTACTGACCGTACTCCTGCTGGATATGTCAGCAACGAAGACGTAGTATGGACTTTTGACGTTGCGTATAATACTTCCAACGATCAAAACGAAATTATTGCTCATGTTGCTAAAAACCTTGAAGATATATCAAACGACGACAACGGCGCGGTATACATCGGTTATGACAACGGAACCTCACCATTAACCCTTGTACCGGCAGTAACCGTGTCTGGCGGTATTGTCGTGCTCGATCCGTACGTTTTCGCTTACGGTAGCGACGGGTTTGTGCAGTGGAATCGGCCCGGATTCCCTGAAGATTGGAGCGGTAGCGGTTCAGGTAACGCTCGCATAACCAGTCAGAAAATTGTTAAAGCGTTACCGCTACGCGCTGGCGCGGGTAACGCTCCTGCTGGACTTTTCTGGTCCTTGAACGCACTCGTGCGCGCTTCTTTTGTAGGCGGCGCGCCGGTATTTCAGTTTGACACTATCACTTCCCAAACATCAATACTGTCTTCACAGAGCGTGATTGAATATGACGGTATTTATTTTTGGTGTGGTGTAGACCGGTTCCTCATGTTCAACGGTGTGGTGCGTGAAGTGCCAAACAATTTGAACCTGAACTGGTTTTATGACAATCTTAATTTTGACCAGCGTGAAAAAGTATTCGCTGTCAAGATTCCCCGCTGGGGTGAGATTTGGTGGTGTTTCCCGTTCGGTAACGCAACCGAGTGCACCCATGCGGTGATTTATAACGTGCGTGAGAATACATGGTACGACACGGTGCTACCGGATAGCGGTCGAACTGTCGGTCAGTACGCGCAGGTGTTTAACTCACCTATCATGGTGGGAGCCGCTTCGATCACCGAAGTCGGCAATCGCATTACTGAAGCGAGTGATAACCGTATTACAGAAAACGGTAACAACCGCGTCATTAACGACCCAGTTTACTTCACCGTTTGGCAGCATGAGTTCGGCGCGAACAAAATTGAAGGTACGACCGTTTCACCTGTGCGGTCATATTTTGAGACTGCAGATATATCCTTAGTAGCCTCGCCAAACAACCCGCAGAACATGGCTATGCGTGTCGAGTATATTGAGCCTGATTTTGTTCAAAGTGAGAACATGACGGTTCAAATTACGGGCCGAGCAAACGCTAAAGCTGGTGAAGTGACGAGCGACCCGCAAACGATTTATGCGACTCCGTCTACTCCGCAAGAACAGTTAGTTTATTTCCGTGAAATACGGCGCGAGCTGCGCTTCGTATTTGAGAGCAACATCGTAAACGGTGACTATCAAATGGGTCAATGTATTGCTCACGTTGAACCGGCCACCGGTACGGTGCTCGGCGAGGTAGCCTCGTGAGTCGGCTCACCGATCCACGGTTCGTTGAACTGCGAGACTGGGCAGACTTCACGGTTTTTGATCTTGAAAATTATGGTCCAATCGCTCAGTTGCAGGATACAAGTGAGTGGCAAAGCTGGGCAGCAGGTATAATTAGCATTAACGGTATATCGCAACAAAACCCGCCGTCTCCGTACGGTTATACTGACTGGCGTGAATGGGCGATGCGTTTTTACGAAATGTTAGATTAGGTGAAACATGGATACTTTTCCTCTCAGCCGACCGCTCACCCTTGACGAGTTTGTCAAAGGTTACGCTGATGGTGGTGCCGTGGGTGTATCATCGCCGGTCGATTTAGATACTAGACTTCCGGGCGGTAGCGACAAACCGTTGATGCAACAACTCTACGAAGACGGCCTCGTAACCGAGCGAGAATATCTTGATTGGTTGGCTGAGAGCAGTAACCAGTCGGCGGCTGAGCCAGACATATTTGTTGAAGGTTTCATTCCTCCTGCTGGTATGGAGGTCGGTCAAGGCTCTTACGACGACATGCAGAAATTAATGGCTCGGCTGTCGTTGATGCCTTCAGACGCTTTGTCTGGGCTTACCGCAACTAGTTTTGCCGACCCCAATGTGGCCGCATCTGCTCAGTTTCGATCAGACACTCGCGCAGGTCTCGGTAGTCAAGGCTCGTTGTATGAAGAAGGTGCGCTTGAAGCAGCAAAAGCCTCGGCAGCTAACCCGACGCAAGGTATCTGGTCGGCTGGGTTTCAGCAGTTACTTGCAGAAGACCCGACCGTTCAAGCCGAAATTCAAGCCAAGTCTGCTCGTGATCTTGCTAAACTTGCAGAAGTCGAAGCAGATTATGACGTCATGAAACCGCTCAGTGATCTGCTGAAGGCCGGTAAATTCGACGAGGCATTTAAATACGCCGAAGAACAAGGCGTGACCGACAAATTGATGAACCCAGAGTCTCTGCGTGAATTGCGCCCTGCATTTACGCAAGACGAAATGAAAAAGTTCTTCGAGGCGGTTCCTTCTGACTATGCGGGCGGCAAATACGATTTCAAACCGGGGGTAGGCGTATCCGAAAGTTCGGATCCGTTTGGCACCGGTACGAGCATGGAACTCGCTTTTCCTGACGCGACTAGAGCGTTTAAGCGGAAAGACGACAAAACTATTCAAAATCTCGCTATTGCTGGCGCCCTCGGTATGCTTACCGCGGGTCTTGCGCCGGGGTTATTTGGCACGGCGGGCGGCGGGGCGACAGCTGGCGGCGCAACGGCTGGAGGCGCAGCTGCCGGAAGTTCTGGTCTCGGCGCATTGACGGGCGTGATTCCGACGGGTCTTGTTCCGGGTACCACTGCCGCTGCGGTGGCCGCTGCTGGCGCCCCGTTAGCCGAAGTGGCTATCATCGCGTCCAAATTAGCGTTAAGTATTCCACAAGCAGCCGCTCTAGTTGGTTCTGTTGGTCTCGGTGCTGCTCAAGCAATGGCGGGAGGCGCAACCACCCCCGCTACCGCCGCTGCTCAGCCGCCCGCGTCACCCCCGAGCGATTTAGCCGAAGTGGTTGTTACCGGCAAACGGGCGCTGGATCCGGCTTTATTAGCACTTGGTCCGACGAGTCTTGCATCTACAAATTTAATACGCGGTATGAGCGATGTCCCTGTTGACATTTACGGTCAGCCAGAAGCTATCGAAACTACAGAGCCTACTGAAACCACTGAACAAGTAAAAGAAGAACCCTTTAAAGATCGACTTGACGAAGTGATTGTCACCGGTAGCAAATATAAACCCGGACTTCTCGACTTGGCG